GCTTCGAGGAATTTCTCTCTGCGTTGGCCCCACGGGATCGACGCCATGATCGGCTTTAGGGCCGGAACTAAGATGGATTTCTTCGCTTCGTAGCTCGGGTCGCTCGCGCGCAGCGTCGCTTCGAGCTCGGTGAGCGCTTGGCGGCCTGCTTGCTCCTCACCGCGCGCTTGTTCTTGGCGCTGGGCTTCAGTTTGGGCGTTCGTTTGAAGCTCTGTGCGGAATTGCTGGCCGTTCCGAGTGCGCGCGATCTCTTTTGCGTACTGCGCCGTGATTTGGCCCGATGCAACTGCATTCTTGAGATCCTGATGTGCTCCAAGTGGATCGCCAATGGTGCGTTCTTTACCGAGGAGCGTAGCAAGTCTCTCAGCCACTGACTCCACGAGCTCAAGAGCCTTCTCCTGCTGCGCCGGATCGCGGGAATTGAACAACGCAAGCCATGAAAGGGTCTCGCCGTACTGCTGCGGCGTTGCGCCCGTGGCCTGGACGCCATTGACCATGTAATGGAAGTCCGTTGCGATCTTATCGCGCTCGGCCGTGACCGTTTTCGCGGTGTCGATCAGCGTGCGGATGCGCTCGGAGGTCTCTTTTTTGAGATCCTTCGGGATCGGGTCGTTAATCGGGTCTTTTTTCGGCGGCTCTTTGGGTTTCTCCGCCTCGACCGGCTTTTCGGCTTCCTTTTTCTTGAAAGTGCCGTCTGGGTTGCGCTCTGCGCCGCGCGCTTCGGCTTCTTCGTCGGTTTCTTCGCCCTCAGGCTCCTCCGCAGGAGTTTCACTCTCTGACTCAGAGGTTTCAGCGGCCTCATCGCCTTCCGGCGCGGCAACTTCTTTCTCTGGCTCCGGCGCATCAACCGCGTCGCCAAGTGCTGCGTTCACAGCATCTAATACTGATTCTTCTTCGGCCATGGGGTCTTCCTATCGTTGATGTCTAAGCTGATCAAGCACCCGGCGGAGCCGCAGGGCTCGGTGTTTGTGGCGGTGCGCCGGGAGCCGGGGCGCCGGGTGCTTGAGGGGATGCAGGCGGAGCGGCTACGCCGTCGCGCACGAGCGCGGGGGTTGCGAGCTGCTGCGATGTCTCGGACGACAGAACGCCTTTGAGTGCAATGCTGATCTGCGGTTGGATGGGCGGCGGCTTCGCACCGCTTCCCGGCGAGCCCGGCGGCGGCTGCCGCGGGATGAATCGTTCCACATCGCTCTCATCGCCAAGCCTGAGCATGGTCTCTTTGATCAATTCGATGGATGCATTTGCCATCGGGGTATTGCCCGTGGCAAACGCCTGCTGGATCTCGCCAATGGTCTTTTGGATGAGCGGGAGGATAGTGCTCCACGCCTGCATGTCGGTCGCCTGGCGCGGCTTGCCTGTGCTGCCGGCTTCGATGGCGACTTCAACCAATGTAAATAGGTCCTCAATGTCCATGCCAGCCGGCCAGAAGGCTTTTGGCCCGGCCATGCGCATGACATCCTTGGTTGTCAGCGCTTGGAGTGCTTGCTCCGCCGTGTATTCCGCCAAGTCAGTGAGCATTGTCTCCAAGTTGTCGCGATCAGAAGTCGTTCTAGCTTGCGTTCCGCTTTGCTGAATATTGGCTTCCGTGGCAGTTTTCGGATTGCCCGGACCGCTAATAGCAGAAGAGAGAGCTTCTTGGACGCCAGATATACGCTCCATGTCGTTGAGTATGAGCGTTGGGTCATAAAGCCTCATGTCGATGGACTGAACGGGTTTAGGGGCGAACAGATTGGCAATCGGCGTTTGCGGATCGCTTGGGCGAAGCGCGGTGTACTCTTGGGACTTCGATTCCTGCAGTTTCTTGGCCTCGACCTCATCAAGCATCGTGGCGTTGAACAGCACGCCAGGAATTGATCGCTCTCTGGTCAGGCGAAAGTTCGACCTCGAGGATGAATACTCGTCCTGGAGTTTGTAGAGCCTCCAAGAAAGACTCTGCGCGTGCCGCTGTCCATCCACTTCGTAGAAGGCAAAGTAGAAATAGGGATAAAACCTGCTCGTCGGGTAGGGAGGCGCATACGGTTCTTTTGCCCACTTCTTCACCCCGTCAACGATGGTGCGAATTTGCTTATCGCCCCGGTTCCAAATCTCGACACAACGCACGAAGGCCGGAGATTCTTGCGTCGAGGTGTTCGTCACGAACGCTTGCGCGCTTTCCGCGGTCAGCATGCCTTGTGGCAATATGTTATCAATGTCGCGGGTTGTCAATTCCTTCGGTGCGCGCTGGTAATAGACTTTTGCCGACTTAATGTCCTCAGTCGTTAGCCGTGGGAACCTGGCTAATGCGTCGTCTTTGCAAAGGTAGAGCTCGTTGCCGATCCAATCGGCGTCAAGGTAGTTCTCGATGCAATTGACATCGGTCGAAACCTGTAGGTTCTCGGTCTCGACATAGTCAATGGCGAACATTTTGTTGACCGCAAGCTCGAGCTTTTCCTCAAGCTCTGCGATGAGCGCGGCTTTCTCGGCTTTTTCCTGCTCGTACGTTTCAGGATCTTGATTCTGCTCGTCCTTGAGCATTTTCTCTTGCGCGACTAGCCGGGCGTGAGTCTCTTGCGCATCGTTAAGTGCCGACTCAACCTCCGGTTGCGGCTTTTTCTCCGAGACCATCGTGCACTTCAACCAGCCTTCCCCGTTGGAAAGCACAGAACGCACACCCTTGCGGCATGGCTTCTTGAGACCGCCTTTCTTCCATAAGGATGAAATCACAATTTCTAGCGTTCGCGCGAAAACCTGCATCTGATAGGTGTTTGATTCGTCTACCTGTGGTGATTTGCGGACTGAGACATCCGGGTTACGTGCGTAGAGGAGGGCCACCAATATGTCAATGAAAGCCCCAATAAGATTAGTAGTAACAGCCCAGGCCAGATCGGAAGTGCCAGCAGCATAACGCCGATCAATCGCAACCTGCTTACGAAAGTTCTCATCAAACTTGCGAGCGTCATCGTAGGTCTTCCAGAGTTTGGTAACCAGGGCTTGTTCGGCTTCCTCGTCCTCTTTGGATTGGGCCTCATCCTGATCTACGCCGTCATCCTTGCCCTCGCCGCCCTGCCGTGGGTCGGTGAGAATGCTTCCGCCTCCGCCGGGCGTTGCTGGGCCGTTGGATGCGCCGGAAGTCACACTATTCCTTGTGTGGCGAAGTCATGACGGGCGTTGCGGACGGCGCCGGGTTCACTAGCAGCTCGGGGCCGGCCTGCCGCGCCTTCTCCTGCATCCGCTTGAATGCGGCCTCCGCCTCCGCCTGCATTCTCTCGACGGGAAGACTCGGTTGCTCGCTCTGCGCAAGCGGTGATTTAGTTGCGCCCGTGGCGGTCGTGTGTTTCATGATCGCCGGTTGCATGTCGGAAGTGACTTTAGCCGGCGGTGGCGCTTTCTTACCCTCGTGAGTGACGCGGGTTTGGTAGCCTGGTCTCGAATGAATCATGGGGCAATTCCGAATTCTGAGGGCAGAACAATAGGCGTTGAACTGGAATAAGACACCGCCTTACCCTGTTCTGTCAAGACTGCCGGCCAGATGTTGGTTGTTTCTGTCGAGAATGCCTGGGTCGTGACGCCATAAACTTGCGGCGGCCCGATGAGAACCGGAGTAGCGCTAGAAGCCACAACAGTCGGCAAATTGGTAGGTACCCCTGGCGAATGCCCTAGCCCTGTCTGATTCGTCACGGACCCCCGCCGGTCGTGGTCGTGCTAGGCGCCTTGTTCAAAATGCCGCCCGGCGACATGTAGATTGGCCCGACAACCGCGAGCGACTGCTCAGCGCTCGTAATCGAGTTCAATCCGCCGCCTACACCGCCCACGCCGCTGCCATAGGTCGTGTTATTGGACGGATTGGTCTGCGTCGAAATCTGCGCATTGACCGCGGCCAATCCAGGGGGCGGCACGTTGGTGTATTGCGCGGTTGTCAGCTGTGCAGCGACTGCGGCCAATGATCCTGAACCAATGACACCGGGTGTCGGATTGGTCAGCGCCGACTGAGGCGCCACGGCGCTTGTCATGGTCGGATAGGCCGCGAGAATGCCTGGTCCTAGGTTCTGCTGCGTCGAAAGTTGCGATGCAGCAACCGGCGTCGAGATGATCGCCGAGGTGACTGTGGTGATCGCCCCAGGCGTCGTGTAATTGGTCGGCGTCGCCTGGGTCGTAATTCCCGTCGGCAACTGGTTGTGATCGTGGTAATCGCTGCCCATGTCAGATCCACTTAAGAATCTTGTCGATCACCCCGAACGCTGCGACCGCGTAACCTGCGCCTGCGGCGGTGACGTGCGGCCAGTACTTGGCAATGACGCCTTTGACCCAGGCAACTACTTTGGACTCTTCGGCCTTCGCCGCGGCGACGGCCTTGGCAACTTCCGCCCGAATTGTGGCTTCTACGTCAACTATGACGGAGGGCGCTGGGACAACGATAGTTGCGCTGGTAATCTCGGTCATCAGAAGTCTCCTATTAATAGCTTCATAGGCTTGCGTAATATATTCAAGCAGCCGCCGCACCGCCTCTGGTGTGTCGCCAGCTAATCCTAGCGCACCATTGCACTGATTACAAATCCAGCCCCGAAAGCGGTTGGTCAGGTGGCAATGGTCTAAGTTGGGGCGTTTCATGAGCCGGCCGCAAGCTTCACAATTTTCCGGGGGTTCATAAGGCGGCGGTGCGGCAAGCTGCTTGCGGCGCCAGGCTCGCATGTAGTTCTTAAACCAACTTGGGTGGCGCTCTTTGTACCGTTTAAACTCTGCGGCTTTCTTATCAGGATTCGCAGCTCGCCATTTTCTAGATCGCGCGGCCTGTTCGAACTTGGTTTTCTTCTCCCACATTCTCTTGTTATATTCGCGAACTTTATCCTTGTTTGCTGCGCGCCATCGGCGCTGGGTTTCACGTTGTTTGTTTTTATCGAGCATTACCAGTATCTTACCTTAGGGGCTTGCTGTTTGTCATTGAATTCTATCCATTTTTCCGTAAAAGGGATGATCTCAGATTTGTGTTCTCTCGCCGGGAGCGCGGCGTCAAACATCTGATCGACGAGGCGCCCAATGAGCCCCGCCACGTCCGCTTTGTCGTCCCATCGGCCGCCTGGGAACTTGACCAGCTGCTCGATCAGCCCGTTGTGCCCGTCCGACCATTGGCGCTTGACGGGTAGGTGAATTGTGCCGGCTGTCGCTCGAGCGTGAAACGCCTGGAGCTTTATGGCCTTGTCTTGAAGCGAGGGGAGTTCCTCGATAGCGACAAACTTCTGCGCGTGGCGCATGGCGCTGCGGATCGCCGGTCCTATCGCCTTGTCGATGAGCCCGCCTTCGTTCGCCCACCTAACCGGCTTCCAGATCCCGACTAGCCGAATGAACGCGGCAATGCTCTTGTCGGTCTCGACTTGCCCACTCCACCAGTCTATGGCCCAAAGGTCTCCGACCTTATCGATTCCCCACACGCCGTGCTCAGAATAGTCCGGTTCCTTCTTGCCCGCGCGCTGGGCCATCGTCGCGTAATCGCTCGCGCCGTAAATTCGCAGCGACTTGGGTAGTGCGTCGAGGGTATCGTAAGTCTGAATCATTTGGGCGCAATCTCGACCAGTTGCTCTTTGCGGATCAGGTTCAAAATTCTATCCGTTAGGTTGAGCTCGCAGCGGATGATGGCGAGTCGCGCCTCGAGGATTTTCTTCTGCTCCGTGTAGAACTTAAGCTCCTGCGCTTTGCGCTTGCGGTGATCAAGGATCTCGCTAAGCAGCAGAATGGTCACCGAAGCAGCAACCCTTGGCCAGTGGGCAGCGAGCAGATATTCCCGCCAAGTCGCTTGACGCAGATGTCCATTGCTCGTTTCTGAGCGCCGTAATTCTGATATGCGTAGTCATCGAACAGAACTATCGCGCCAGGGCTTAGCCGATCCCAAAAATGCTCGAGTGCTGCGACTTCCGGCTCCGGACAGTTCATGTCGATATGCAGAAATGCAATTTCGTATGAGGGCACCTGGTCGAGCGTTTCTGGGATGTTGCCCTCCACTATGTGCGCTCGCTCCCACTCGGCAAAGTTCTCTAGCACCGAGCTTGAGCCCGCTACATACTCGTACTCGTAAGTTTTGTTGATTAGTGTGCCGCCGTCGAACTTATCCAGCAGATAATAATCGCGGTCGAGCGAGTTCCAATCA